GCGGAACTGTTGGCTTACGACTTTGGATACAAATGGAGAGATAAAGGGTTTAAAGATGTCAGAATTCCAACACTTGACGAAGCTCTTGATTTTCACAGGAAAACAAATCAAATCTGCCAAATCGAACTTAAAAACAATTGTATCAATAGTACCAATGCCCAATCGTTCATTGAAACTTTGGAAAGATATCAAATGAAAGAAAAATGCTTTGTAAATTCCTCAGATTATACAATGCTAAAAATGCTATCAGATATTGATAACACTATTGCGTATAGTTGGATAGTGCTGCCATCGATTTACGACATCAACAAAATAAAAGCTTTAGGTCCTAATGGGTATTGTGCTATTTTCGGGTGGGACAAAACAGATTTCGAAACTTATGAGCCGTACGCGGATTTATGCATAGCAAACGGCATTAAATTTACAGGATCGTCCAATTATCTACATGTGCAACAAAAAATAATTGAAAAAGGAGCCTTTATCGCGGCACTAGATGATGTAAATTTGAACGAGTGTTACTTTTAACTTTAAAAAGGAGCGCAAAAAATGAAAACATATCAAATCTGGCGGACAATCATTCTTGGTTGTCTGCTTTTTTGGCTAATTGTGTTGTGGATTTTGTTTTAGGAAAGTAGGTGATGAATGATGAAAGTTGAAAACTTATCATCTGAAGCGTTTAGAGAAGATAATATTGAGAAGAAAAAGATAATAAAGAAATTTATTGAATCCTTTAAAAATGATATCATTGTTATAAAAACCAAAGGAGATAATGATGGAAATTTTAGGGATGAAAGAACAAATGATAAAAACATTAGACACTCCATTAGGAAATAGAATTTCTATAAGCGCAGATTTTGAGATGCCAGAAAAATTAAACATGGAAATACTAATGGCCATAAAACTTGTAGAGTTAGAAATGGAGTCGCAAGGAATCAATATTGAAAAACTAAAGGGTACGAACTTAATCATCCTTGCTTCAGGAGAAGTTAAGTTGAAAATGAGTAGTATAGGTAACTACATTCGTTTTTCTGTCATAGATTACTCTAAACTAGTAAATATTAGGAATGAGAGTGCTAGAATTGCCGTAATAATTGAAGAGTTGGTCCATAATTTTTGGAATTATAGCGATGAAGAAAAAATTAAACTGATTGATATTAAAATTCTAAAGAGATTTGATCACAAAGTTGAGCTTGAAGATATATTTGACAAGAGTACTATAGAGGATTCTGAAAAAATTAATTATCTAGTACTTACACCCGAAAATTTTGATAAGTAGTAAATTAAGCACGCTCAATCGAGTGTGCTTTTTATTTTAGGAAAGTAGGTGGCATATGTGGAGATAGAAAAGCAGGTCCAAGCACATGAGGAGCGGTTAAAGCAGCATGACAAAGAGTTGGGGCGTCTTAATGACGTTACATTGGAAATGCAAAAATCAATGAATGAAGGACTTGCACGAGTTGATGAATCAAATCGTTTCTTGCGTGAGCAAAATACCCGGCAAAGCGAACAAAATGCAGAAATCCTTCGTGCAGTTTTGCAAAGAAACGAAAAATCAGATGAAAGAAAATATGAGTTGAAATTGCTCGATAAAACAAACATGTGGAAAATGATCCTCGGTATTGGTGCATCAGCAGGAGCTGTATTCGCGTTTGTATTAGAATTAATAAAATTTTTGGGAGGTAGATAAACATGAACAACATTAACTGGAAATTACGTTTAAAAAGCAAGGCATTTTGGTTGGCAGTTATTCCAGCACTAGCATTAGCACTGCAGGCAATTGCGGCAGTATTTGGATTTGAGTATGACTTTGGTGACTTAGTCAATAAACTGATTGTTGTAGTAAACACAGTATTTGCAGTGCTGGTGATTATTGGTATCGTCAATGATCCAACCACCACCGGGATTACTGACAGTCAACAGGCGCTAACTTATGAGCAACCTAAAAGCGATACTGTTGATTATGGCGACGGTCAAGAATTTACAGACAAGAAGGAGTAGCCTATCGGCTGCTCTTTTTATATACCAAAAATCGGAGGGATAAACATGAGTTTTATCAAATATGAGTACATCAATATCAACAAGTTTTCTCGACCAGGAATCAAGAACTATGGCGTTAAGGGCTTGATCATGCATTATACAGCAAACAACGGAGGTACTGCACGAAACCATAAGACCTACTTCAATAACTTAAACGGCATCTATGCATCTGCTCATTTGTTTGTGGATGATGATGAAGCTATTTGTATCATTCCGTTAAATGAGGTTGCTTACCATGCAAACGACACGGTAAAATACAACGCTGACGGCACGATTTACAAACCATTGTATTCTAAGATTGGCAATGCTAACTACGGCGCTATTGGCTTGGAAATGTGTCTGGATAAAAACGGAAATATCACAGAAAAAACTTTTCAAAATTCTGTTAAGGCTGTCAAAGAATTGGTTGCCAAATATCCAGCAATTACAAGAAATACAATCTGGCGGCATTACGATGTGACTGGCAAAAATTGTCCAGCGCCATGGGTAAGTAAACCAAGTGAATTAGAACGGTTTAAAGAAGCGGTGTTTGGAAAATCTACTAGCAACGATGCCACAGTTGCTAAACCTAGTACATCTAACAACGGATCAACAACGAGTACCGCTAAGCCTAGTTATAGCCAGCTAACAGTGGATGGTATGTGGGGCAAGAAAGTTGCTAACCGTGCAATGGTTTACGAGGGAATTACTCCTGATGATGAAATCAGCCACCAATACCGCCAAGCGTGCAACAAGAACCTTTATGCTGCGCAATTCGATAATACGCTAAAAGGATCAACGTTGATTCGTACATGGCAGAAAAGGTTGAAAGCGAAAGGTTTATACAAAGGTGCGATCGATGGGTTGTGCGGAACAGAAATGATTAAAGCTATGCAGCGTGCTTTGAAGACAACGGTTGACGGAGTTATCAGCTCAACGTCCAGCATGGTGAAAGCATTGCAACGGGCACTTAATAACAACAAATTACCATGGTAAACAAATACCCCTTACTCTTGCGAGTAGGGGGCTTTTACATAGAAATATGCTATAATTGGATGAATTTAATGCAATATAGGACGCAAGGAGACAATAAAATGGATGCAGAAAGTGTATATAAATTATTCAATATGTTACTAACTTCTTTTGTATCAGCAGGAGGATTAGGTTTTATCAATTTTATTATTTTAGAAAAATTAGAAATTATTCGACAAGATAAAGAGAAAAAAGACGAAAAGATTCTGTATGTTTTATTTTTTTCAATTATAAATTATGCTCTTTTCCTTCTACTTTTCTCATTTCCTGATGAAGGCTTAGCAATAACAGATTTTATAAGGCAACTTTCTTTTGGAATAATGTTGACTGTATTGATAAGTATAATCCTTAGCTTTTCTGTATACCCATTACTTGCTAAAGGGTTAAAGGAATCAATTAACATTTTTAGAATTAAAATACTAAAAAAGCCAAAAGTAGATAATCAGACACCTAAAGAACGGCTTTTTTCTAAAGGGGATGTCTCAACATTTGTGTATATATTTGACTTTGATAAGAATAGTATTGGGGAAGGTTATCTTGAAGGTTGGATAACCGACATAGAAAAGAAAAATCAAGTGTCTCTAGTTGCTCCAGGAGAAATAACTCAATATAGCTACGAACAGGTCGAAAAAATGTTTAATGAGCAGGATAATGATCCAGAACCCAATACGACTCGACACTTGATTGACTTCGATAATAGATTACATTATTTCCTTTTTTATCAATCTAATCTTTCTTAGGTGGTGGTGGGGGACTCTTTACAAACTTGTTTGGGGTAGGATTTTGTTGACCCCTGTTTTCTCCAATTTTAGGATGTGGCACAGGTCTTGATGACGGCTGCTTTGACATGTTTATTCATCTTCTTTCTATTTTTTTTCGTGTTAATGCACGGTTATTTTTATTTCACTCTTAAAGTATCACCAGGATACAGCATAAAATTATTTGGATCCATTCCGTTTAGTTCAAGCAGTTGGTCCACAGATATGCCAACACGTGCAGCTATTTGATCAATTCCTTCGCCTTTCTGAACGGTCGTATATTCTTCAACAGGTTGAGGCTGAACGCTGCTTTCAGTCACTGTTTCTTCTGAGCTTGCAGGAACCTCAATGGGTTGGGCACTTTCTTCTAAATAAGCAGCCACGCTTTCAGATGAATAAACTTCGGGCTCTGCAGAATTAGAAGCAAAAGGTGATTCAGTTAATTCCAAGGAAGCTGCCTTTGCGTATTGCTCAACTAGATCTTGGGAGAGTTGGCCATTAAATTGCATCAGCACCAAGTCATCCTCATTAACGGCAGTATAGGAGAATAGCATTGCTGAATCTTTTCCAAGGTCATCATAATACTGTTTAGTCGCTTTCAAGTCATCTAAATTATCAAAAGTCAGTAAGCGAGCATTACGTTGATCATCTTCGTTGTCAGTTTCAACTAATGAAAATATTTTCGCACTCGTAGCCGACATAGGCGCAATGCCAAAATCATCCTTCGTCATATTCCGTGGGTTGTAAACCACAAGCGATTGATGCGAGAATGCCTCAATTATATCGTCTGGGTTTGTAGCAGCTGATTCTGATGAGACAGTAGTCTGTTCTGTAGATGATGAACTTGATTCAACTTCTTTCTTTTTCGTGTGAGGCTTCAAAATAAGCTTTTCTGCATCGGAATCGTCTTTATTCTGTTTTTTATCTGGTGTGAAGACTATGTTATCATCTTCTTTTGAAACAGTGTAATAAACATAAGCATCTTCATCATCTGTATCTTGAATTTTGATCGAATCTTTATCTAAAACATATTCAAGTTTATAGCTCATCTGATCTATTATTTGTTTGGCTAAATCCTCACCTAATTGTTCCCACTCATCTTTAGCAGTAGATGCCATGCTATCAGTATCAACACTTACAGACATTACATGATCAGAAAAAGATATGATCATATTTGGATCATCTTCTTTCGAAGATTCAGCAAGCCAATCGTTTGCCTTCAAGTCTTCAGTGGTGATTTTTTGGCCACAAGCAGTCAGCAACAAAAATGTAAACAAAACACAAATTCCCACACTAACTTTTTTCATTTTTATCCCCCTAACTTATTTGAAAATATCCCAAATACTAAACGTTGTTTTTCTATAAATCTTTGCTTTTGTTGATTTGATAGGTGATTTGGCAAAACCCATTCCTTTTTTACCGTAGCCAGGTATTACCGCTTTTTTGATTTTCCGTTTTGCTTTACCAGTAGTTCTAGCCTTAAAACTCTTTTTTATACTAGGTTTTCTCATACCAACTTTCATTTTTATCCTCTTTTCATATTTTTATTCTATTGTATCAAAAAAGCCCTATCATAAGATAGAACTTTTTACGTGTAGGGTTACTAAGACACCAATCCTGTGTAAGGGTTGATAGGCCTATCAGCTTTTTTGAAATTGGATAATAAATAGTCCTCACCATTTCTAGAAAGAGGGAAGCTGGCTCTATAGTCCTGTTCAAAAAGTAATACATGATCTATATCTTTCACAGGGAACGCCATGCAATACCTATTGCTGTCATAAATCCACCAATTATAGTCAATACCTTCTATGGTGATCACTTCATGGGATAGCTTCATAAAACCGTGTAACTTATTTTGCATGCAAAATTTTGCAGGTCTAATAAAACTATTAAAATCCTCGCGTTTTATAAATCGCAT